TCTAATACCAACTATACGAGCAGGAGGCAGTGAGATTTGGGTGAGCTTTAACCCAAGATATACAACCGATGCAACTTGGGAGTTTATAGAGAACCCTAGACCTGACACAGCCATTGAAACAATGAATTTCAATGACAATCCTTACTTTGGTGAAGAACTAGAGAAAGAGCGTCTATTTGACTTAGAACAGAGCCAAAAGAATCAAGACAAAATTTACGATCATATTTGGCTAGGTGTACCAATGGGTTCAGAATACAATACCTTAATCACTCCTTACATGATTGAGCAAAGCCAAAACAGAACACCATTTGTAACACAAGAGCGAAAGATAGCAGGCTTAGATGTTTCAAGATATGGCGGTGACTTCTCTGAGTTTGTAGTGAGGCATGGCAATCAAATAATCTATGAGAACTCTGCAAAGGGCTTGGACACTCAAGAGCTATCAGATTGGGCTAAAGAGCAGGTGATAATATCAGGCTGTGAAGTCATAGTCGTGGATAGTGCAGGTTCTGCTGGAGTGTTTGATATACTAAAGGCTTCACTTAATGGCGTGTGTGATGTATATGACTTTAATGGAGCGTATGGAGCCGATGAATCTAAATATCTCAATCAGCGTGTGGAAACGTGGTTCAAACTTAAATCTTGGATTACAGACACAGGAAAGCTACCCCAAAATAAAAAGGTGAGCCAACTATCTACTATTACTTACTTTTATAATAACCAAAATAAGATACAATTACTTGGTAAAGAGGAAATGAGGCGAAAGGGAATACATTCACCTGATTGGGGTGACGCTCTTTCAATGACTTTCTATGCAGATGTTAAACGAGTAGTTGAGAAAACAAGAAAGCGTCCAAGGCGCATAGGATTTAGCGGATGATTAAAGAAGATAAGAAAGAGGAAGTGCTAAAGAGATTCAAAAAAGCACTCTCAAACTACTCTGAGCTATACACAGAGCAATATGAGTTCACACAAGAGCAATTGCAATTTGCAAGTGGTGATATGTGGGATTCTGCTGTAGCTAATGCTAGGATTAGAGATAACCGCCCAATGGTTACGACGAACCTAGTTAGACCTTACGCTAATAGAATTATAAATCCAATTCGTAAAAGTCCGCTAAGACCTGAGATTAAGCTAGAAGACCCACAAGCTACTGAAATAGTGATGGGTAAGATTAGAGATATTGATATAAGCTCAAGAGCAAAAGAAGCTGTTGAATGCGCTCATGAAACTCAAGTAATCGGTGGCATAGGCTTTATGCGTGTTTATACTGATTACAAAGATAACGAGAACCTAGAGCAATCTGTGTTCATCGGCAAGGTGGATAATCCAAGCCAATGTTACTTAGGTGTACATGAAGAGATTGATGGTTCAGACGCTAGGGATGGTGGATATTTCACCTACATACCGAAAGAGCAAGCTAAAGAGAAGTGGGGCGAACAGATAGAAGTCGTTGGTGCTTCCAGCTTAGATATTTACTCTAGTTGGGCTGTGCCTGCTGAATCTATAATGGATGCTACTTATTATGAGCTTAAAGAATCAAGCAAGTGGAGATACTTCCTTATTGATGGCTCTTTTTTAGATGAAATTCCAGAGGGAGTAACAAAAGAGGAGTTTTTAAGCGCCACAACTGAAAAGGGCGAGCTTGTTGTAGTGAATAAGCGTAGAGTGACAGTCACAACAACAGAGTGCTATCGCATTGTGGGTGAAGATATAGTTGAGCATCAAACGCTTCCAATCACAAATATTCCGATTGTTCCTGTATATGGTGATAGGCTTTACTTAGAAGCAACTGAAAATAAAAAGTGGGCTGGTGTATCATATTGGCTTTGGGATTCACAGCGTACATTGAACTATTACAAGAGCAATGAGCTTGAGTTAGTATCAAAAGCACCAAAAGCTCCTATGTTGGTAGCAGAGGGTCAACTAGAAGGTTATAAGGACGAATGGGAGAGCGCAAACACTTCTAGTATTCCGTATTTGACCTATAAGCCTACCACATTTAGCGGTCAACCTGTTGCACCTCCTCAAAGGTTGGATAACCAAGCCTATACAGGCGGACTTTCTCAATCAATGATGCAAGTTGCTCAAGATATGGGCGCACAAATTGGTGTGAATGATGGAATGATGGGGATGGCTCAAGGTGCTAATGAAGCAAGCGGTGCTGTATTCCAACGCAACACTCAAGGCGAGATAGCTACTATCCAATATGCTGATAACTTAGAGCAGTCAATGACTCAAGTATATAAGATTGTGCTCCAATTACTCCCTTATGTAGGAGATACCCCACAAAAGCACGCTATTCGTGACGAAAAAGGAAATAGAGAATTTCAAGAGATAGACTTTAGCCAAATCCTGACAAAGGAAGTGCTAAAAGATGCAGAGGTGAGTATAAAAGGTGGCTCAATGCGTGAATCAAGGCGCAGAGCAGATACACAGAGCGTACTTGAAATGATGCAGTTGTTCCCTGAGAAGATGCAAGAAGGCAATATAGCGCCTCTACTTGTGGAAATGTTAGATGTTGAAAACTCTGAGAAGTTCATACAAGCTTTAGGTGGTGGAGAAGATGCACCTGATCCTCAAGCAATGATGGCACTACAAGAAGCAGAGGCGACAATAGAAGAACAAGAGCAGATGTTAATGCAAGCAGAGGAGCATATTAAACAAATGAATAACTTTATCCTAGCACAGAAACAAGAGCGTGAGAATGACCTTGTGATGAAACAAATCGATTCGGAAACTAAGTTAGCACAAACAGAGCTACAAAATCAAGGTAAGCTTGAAGTGGAAGCTCTAAAACAGACTGGTAATGCAGTAGCTCAAGACAAAGACATAGCACAAGAAACAAGAAAAAGTGTTATGGAATTAGCAAAAGAGACAATTTCAAAAAATAATAGTATATTAGAGGATAGGGAATTGACAGAAAATGACAATATTGGGATGCCTACAATCGTTACAAGCGCACCTGAGATTGAAGTAGAAGTTGAAGCCGAGTAAATTTACACAAGGTTAGACCTCCACCTAAAGGGGGTATTGAACAATTGAAGTTAAGGAAACTTATGCAAGAAGAAAATCCTGTAGTTGACTCTGAGGAAGAGTTGGTTGAAACATTGGGAACAACCGAAAACGAGACCCAAGAGGAAGAAACGGAAGAGCTAGAAACGGAAGAGGAAGGTAATGCAGAACCTGAGTCTGAGGAAGTTAGCGAAGAAGTAGAAGCCACTAGCAATACAAAGGTAGAGAAGCAAGGCAACCTCCCAAAAGGGGCGCAGAAGCGTATTGATAAGCTCACAAAACAGCGTGAGCAGAAAGATGCGAAGATTGCAGAGCTTGAAGCTCAACTAGAGTATGCAAATAAGTTTTTGGAACAGCCAGAGCCTGAGAACTTAGACGAGTTAAGTGTAAGCGAGCAAGTTAAACATGGTGTAATGCGTAACACAGCAGAGCAACAGAAGCAACAGCTTGAAGCCCAAAAGCAACAAGTGATAGCTCAACACAAAGCCCAAGTATGGGAGGCTAAAAAGCAAGAGAAAGCCGATGTATATGCTGATTTTGACCAAGCAATGGCATCAACTGCTCAAACTTTTAAGCTTTCACCAAAAAACACAGCCGAACTTATGGAATACATAGGCGAGTCTGATGTGGGTGTTGATTTAGCTTACTACTTAGCAAAGAACCCTCACGAAGCTAACGCTTTAGAAGGTCTAGGAACAATGGCGAAAGCTACCAAGTTAATGAAATTGGAACTCAAATTAGAGAGCCAACAACAAAAATCAACCAAGCCGATAACAAAGGCTAAACAACCTATATCCAAAGCTAAGGGAAGCGCAACCACAAAATCAACTGCTTCCAATTCACGTAGTTTTTGGGATAATATAGGGAAATAGGATAATAAAATGGCAACTAATGCTTTTAAGAATACACAGCTAGTAGTAGATGGAACAATTGCGTCACTTCACAAGGGTGATCCTTTCATTGGTCTAATTGATAAGCAATACTCCGACAGATACGCACGTTCAGGTGCAAAAGTTGGTAATACGATTTCAATTAAAAAGCCTGCACGCTTCACTACTGCAACAGGTAAAGTTACAACTCCACAAGATTATACAGAAGAATGGGTTGACTTGACGCTTGCTACACAGCGTAATGGTTCACTTTCTTTTGGTTCTGTTGAGGAAACTCTAGACCTTAACGACTTTAAAACTAATGTAGCAGACCCTTTTGGTCTTCAAATGGCTTCTGACATCGCAGAGGATGTTCTAACTGATGTTATGACTTCTGTGGGTAACACAATTGTAACTACTTCACTTGTTCAATCTGATGTAGTTCAAGCTGGTGTTAAAATGACACACGGAACAACTCCAACAGCAGGGCGCTATTTACTTTGTGACCCAACTGATGAAGGTACTTACACTGTAAACAATACAGGTCTATTTAATCCATCTGCAGAGATTTCAAAAGAGTTTTCTAACTCTACTGTTGGTCGTGCAAATGGCTTTGATTGGTTCCGTTCTAATAACTTGCCTATTATTACTATGCCAACTTTGATTACTGGTGCGGTTACTACTACTTATGCAGATGGTGAAACTACTTTAATCGTTAAAGATTTTGGCGCAAATGCAGTTATTCAAGCAGGTACCGTGTTTACAATCGCAGGGACTAACGCAGTTCAAATTGAAAACAAAAAACTTCTAGGTTTTGGCTTCCAAGTTTCAGTACGTGAAACAGTGACTCTTTCAGGAACAGGCACAGGATCATTCAAGATTGAGCCTATGTATGGACCTCTTGCTGGTGGTCGTCAAAATGTAGATGCTTTGCCTCTAGCAAATGCAGTTATTACTCTTGCAGGTGAGTCAAACGCTTCTTATCGCCAACAACTTTGCTTCACTAAGTCTGCATTTACAATGGCAACTGCTGACCTGAAACATCTTAAAACGGGTTACTGTGCGACATCTAACTTTGATGGTATCGCAGGTCGCTTTGTTCAAGATGGTGATGCAATCAATGACGAAAACATTTCACGCTTTGATGTTCTTTACGGACAAAGATGTTTACGTCCAGAGCATGCTTGTAAAATTTGGGTGAAAATCGCCTAATCATTTTTAAAATGGAGAGGGGAGGGGTTAAGCTCCTCCCTTTTTTTATGCCTATGTTATTTGTTAAAAGAGAAATTCAAGTGGAGCTAGAGTTCCCAATGGTAGTATACCCAAAGGTGCAAGCTGATTGGGATGGCAAAGACTATTCAAAGCTCAACACTATTCGTTTGGAAACTGCAGAAGAATACAAAGCCTTAAAGATTGATTTTGTATTAAATTTTAGAGAAGTGACAAATATTGTCAAACCAAAAAGAACTGTTGCTATAAAGAAACAAACCAAATTAGAGGTATAAAATGGCAAGAACTGCAAGGGATTTGATAACAGATGCCCTAAGAACAACAGGCGCTATTAGTGCTATTGAAACCCCTGCGCCTGAGGAAACAGCACACGGACTCAATGAGCTTAATAACCTTGTGGCTCAATTAGACCTAGACTCACTTTATCCTTATGTAGAGGATAGAACAACAGGAAGCCTCACAAGTGGGAAAACCTTGTATAGTATTGGAGTGGGTGCAGACATTGATATAGCACGACCTAATGACATTGTGAGCTTCTCTATTGAATATGGAGGGGCTTATTCTCCTTTGACTAAAGAAAGCTCTAGAGCGTTTGATAATGAATCAAGGATGAATACAAGCTATGGATCAATTCCTAGCACTTATATTTATAGGACTGATTTCCCTAATGGAACTCTTGAAATATACCCAAGCCCATCAAGTAATTTTAATTTTATTATGACTTCAAAGTTTAAGAATTTAAACTATGGACTTAACGATGAGATACTACTACCAAGTGGCTACTATCCATTATTGCAGTACAATCTTGCAAAGCTTCTTTTGATACATTACCCAAACCCTGAGAAATACACACTTGTAGCAGAAACAGCTAACGAAATGCTTGCAAGAGTTAAAAGATTGAACAATCAAGCTGGCAAGCTAAAGAATGACTTTGGTGGCTCTCGTGGTAAATATGATATTATTTCAGATAGTTTTGTGAGGTAGCAGATGCCCTTAGTTGATTTTATTTCACAGACTTATGAAAGTATATCTAAAAATGTGAGTTCTAAGAGGACTCTAAACTTGTACCCTGAAAGTACAGAGGGTGAGGGAAAATCTAACCTTATTCTTGTAGGGTGTGCAGGAACTACAGAAACAGCCGATTATTCAGGCATTAGTGGCGTAAGTCCTACAAGTGGATGCCGAGGGATGCACTACGCATCAAATAACATACTTTATGTAGTCTATGGTGGTGCCTTAATCAAATACCTACCCAATGGGCTAAGCGTTAAGATTCTAAGCTTATCGGAAAACTCAGGAACTAGAGTATCAATGGCTGACAATGGTACGGATTTGGTACTTGTAGATGGCGCTTTTTTAAAAACTATTCGCCTAAGTGATGATATAGTGGGAACTCCAACAGTTGACTTTGTTAACCCTACGGAAGTTGTCTATTTAGGTCGTAGGCTTGTAGTGATTAACGAGAGTAATAATTTTTGGTGGTCTGATATTGACGATGCAAGCACTTGGAGTGCTTTAAGTGTGGCAAGTGCAGAAACTAACCCTGATAATATTCTAGCTATGGCTGTTAAAGATGGCGAGCTTTGGCTAATGGGAGAACGTAGCTATGAAGTCAGACGAGTTGACTCCGACCCTAATAATCCCTACAGCCTTGTGGGTGGTTCTGCTAATCAGATTGGTGTGGGAGCTAAGTACTCACTCACAAGCATTGCTGACAATGTTTTTTGGTTGGGTAGCTCAGTAGCAGGACAGAATCAAGTCTTTATGAGTAATGGGTATTCCGAGCAAAGAATCTCAAACCACGCTCTTGAATGGGAACTAGACAAGTACAAAGCAAACACATCAAGCGCATTTGGATTTAGCTATCAACAAGAAGGACATACCTTCTATTATTTGACTATTCCTCAAGCAGATAAAACTTTTGGTTTTGACTTAGCAACAGGAATGTGGCACGAAAGGAGCACGAGGGATGCGCTTAAAAATATTTTTCATCAGTGGGCTGTTACTCATTGCGCCTTTGCTTATGGTAGAATACTATGCGGAAATGGTGAAGTTCCTAAGCTTCTTGAGTTATCACTTGATAAATATGATGAATGGGACGGTCGTCCTATTGTAAAACTTCATCAAAGCCCAGTTTACTTCACGGATTACAAGCAACTTTATCATAATATATTTGAAGTTGATATTGAAACAGGTGTGGGGCTTCAAACAGGACAAGGATCAAGACCTGAGATTATGATGCAGTATTCAGACGATGGAGGTCACACTTGGAGTTCTGAGCGTTGGACTTCACTAGGTAATATTGGTAAATACAGAACTAGAGCTATTTGGCGCAGGCTTGGAAGGTCTAGGGAGCGTGTATATCGTGTGCTTGTTTCTGACCCTGTGAAAGTTGTAATGATTGGTGCTAAATTGGATTATTCAATAGGGGCTAACAAGTGAAGTTTGATTCTGCTCCGATTAAAAAGCCTTTCATTGGTGAGTCTATCATCAATGGTAAAGTTTGGGTTCAATGGCTCACGACAATAGGAGATGCACTAAAGGGGGAGTGGAGCGAAGGCACACGCCCTCTTGTTTCTTCTGTTGCTGTTGGCACTAATTACTTTTCTTTTCAAGGTCGCCAAGTCTTTGTTAGGCTTGTTTTTGAAGATAAGAGTCTTAGTGGTATAATAGAAGTCCTTGATGTAGGTGGAAAACCTATATTATTTGAAGATGGATTGTTAAATTTGTATGATGGCACAACGATATTGCAAGGTGTTGAGGTCGTTGGTAGTGAAATTAGATTACCCACTTTAGTAACAAGTGGATTTGGAATATTAACAGGCACACTTGTGCTAAAGAGGTAAAAAATGGTTCCTTTAATTATGGCAGGAGCAGGGTTAGCTAGTTTGGGTGGTCAATTATATGGAGCGCACCAGCAAGCTGAGGCAATGAAGGCAAGCGCAAGAGCGCAAGAGCGTGGACAAATAAGAGCTATTGAAGAACAGCGTCAAGCTTATGGTGACATTGCCCCAATGTATCAACCTTACCAACAAGCAGGACTTCAAGGTCTTGCAGGCATGGGCGGTGACTACTCTACTGAAATGGGTGATTTTGAGTATAATCAAGATGTAAACAACTTCTTAGACCCTTCAATGCAATTTCAACAACAGCAAATGCGTGATGCAATGGAACAGAGCGCAGTAGCTAGAGGTGGCTTGCAAAGTGGTGGATTCGCTAAGGCTTTGCAAGATAGAGCTGGGCAATTTGCACAAACTGACTACGGAAACGCTTACAATAGAATGACTCAAGACAAGCAAGGCGCTTATCAGCAGTTTATGGATAGATTTGCAAGTCGTAGAGCTAACAACCAACAGCGACTTAGCCAAATGCAGAATTTAGCAACACTAGGCGCAAACTCAACAAGTGGACTAGCTAACCTAAGAACAGGCACAGCTAACAATATTAGCACAAACTTACAGAATATCGGAACAGCTCAAGGATATGGCGCACAAGCAGGCGGTATGGCTTATGGTCAAGCTGTGCAGAACATGACAAGCCCACAGAATCTTATGGGCGCTTATCAAACTTATAACAGCCTAGCGACTCCACAGCCAAGTGGCTCTACCTATATGGGTGATGCTGTACAAATGGGCTTAACTACGAGGTAAATTATGTATAATCCATTGCAATTTTTTAAGCCTGTAAACGCTAGGTTTGACTTAGCAGGGCAAATGGCTACCCAAATTTCAGAACAGAATCGCTTGAGGGATGACAGAGCTAAGCAACAAGCAGGAGAACAACGCTTTCTAGGTCTTCAACAATTAGGACAATACCAACCTGACGAGCTACAAAACCCACAAGTTCAAGGTCAAATGGAACAAGCTAAAATGGATATGTTGGGCGGTGGTGACAAATATTTGAATTACCAACTTTTGCAACAAAGGGAAGAGGCGAGAAAACAAGCAGAGCAAAAAATGAGTGACCCTAGAATCATTGCTTTGCGTGAATCACAAGACGAAAGTTTTCTAAAAGGTCAAGATTTACTAAGCCAAGCAATAAAAACAACTGACCCCGTTAAGCGTGATGAATACATGATGCAATATAAGGATATTTTAGCAGAGAATCTTAAAGCAGATAGACAGCTTACAGCGTTTGGGCTTCCTTCACACGCTAAAAGACCCCTTCCTTCTTGGACTAAGGGCTTAGGTGGTATGGCTAAACAATTAGGTGCAGAAGACTTAGCAAGCGCAGAATTAGCAATTAAGCAATCTGAGAAAGCAATTAAGGATCAACAAGTTAAAAACCTAGGTATGGAGGAGGCTTTAAAATCAGAAGCCCTTAAACAATCTAAAGAACGCACTATTGATGCAAAAGCAGGAAGTCAATATCAAATCAACAATGCAGGTTTTGTTAAGCGTATGATTGATGCGGATAGAATCCTTTCTAAAATACAGCCAACAGCAATGCAACAAGCTAAGGCTAAATTTGGTTCTGTTACTGGACTATTTGACGATGCCTTTAGTGTTAATTCTAGTGAGTTCATTACTCCTAATTTGCGTGATGAATCAGGTGCTGCAATCGGAAAAGATGAATTTGAGAGTGCTGAGTCTAGGTTTATCCCCAAACCTGCTGATACTCCACAAACTCTAGCGTTTAAGGCTAGAAATAGAGCAAACATCATCAACAAAGGTATTCAAGCAAGTGGTAAAGTTTGGAAAGGTGGGGGTTATTCAAGCCCATATACAGGGAAGGTTAGCTCTAAGATAGAAGATGTTTCTGTTGAGGAAAAACCAAAAGCAAAAGTAAAAAGAAGGGTTTACAACCCTAGTACGGGGAAGTTTGAATAATGGAAGGGATAGCGCAATTTTTATTTGCTGTTTTTTTCTTAACTGCAGTCGCTCTTGTGAAGCCTACAATTAGTTTTGTAGGTTCTTTTGCTACACCTTGTAAACAAAGTTTTTATAATTCAGATACGCTATTTGAAGCGTCTAGGGATTGCATATTAAGGAAGGTTGACTAATGGCTATTATAGAAGTTAAGGGTTATGGAGAGCTTGAGTTCCCTGATTCAATGAGTGACGAGCAAATACAAAAGATAATTCAAGAGCAAATACAATCCGGTGAATTAACTCCTATTGAATTAGATAGTGAAAAGCAAAGTATTCAGTCTCCTAAACCGAGTTTAAAAAGCCCACAAGACTTAGCAATGGCAATCTCTCAAAAGGAAGGGATTCCTTACCAAGATGCTTACCAAAGAGTGGCAAACACACCAAGGAGTGCAAGGGCTTACTACGAAGGTAATAAATTACCTATTCTATCTTCTGTAAGTGATGCAATAACACTTCCGTATAGAGGTTTTGCAGGTTTAAGTTCTCTTATTGCAGGTGGCGACCCATTGGAGAGAATGGCAAAACCTGTTAGAGAAGACGAAAATTCTTATACAGGTTTTGTTGGTAGTATGGCTAATGACCCTCTAGCTTACACAGGTAATTTATTCACTAAAGGAATATCTAAACTTGGTGGGCAAGCTTTAGCACAAGCTCCTAAATGGTTAAGCGGACTTAAAGAAGGGGCAATCGCTTCTTTAGGTGAGTTTGGTTTGACACAAGCACAACAAACCGAGGAGGGTGTCAAGCAAGAAGATGGTCTCAAGCAAGGAGCTTTACAAGTTGGACTAGGTAGTACGTTAGGTGCAGGAATAGGTAAGTTTTCGGATTATTTAGGCAAACAAGCAACCCCAACAGCTAGACAAGAAGTGAGAAAAACTCAAAAAGAATTTGCTGATATTGATGAGAAGTCAGTACCTATGGGAGTTGATGCAGAAAAATGGGAGCAAATACACCCAATGTATCAATTTGGATTTAATCCTAAGCTAAAACCTGAAAAAGGTGAGCTTGATTATAAGGAACTATTGACTATTGGGAAACAATCTGTTAAAAATAGAAGCATAGACCCGTTAGAGCATACGTTTAGAGAGGTTGGTCTTCCAGCTTTTAAAGAATATAAAGATATTAGAAAAAAAGTAGGCTCTGAAATCGGAGATATTAGGAAGCAATATATTAAAGACATTCAGCCAATTTCTAAGGGTGGACTACTTGAGTCAATGAGTGATGATTTAGAGGAGTTTGGAGGGTACCGTGTAGGTCAAATTGTAGATGATGAAGGCGAGGAAGTTCTGCAAGTATTAGATTTAGATGGTGATGTGGTATCAAAAGATTTTATTAGTCCAAAAGTTGTTAAGGCTTTAGAAATAATGAATAAAATGCCACAAGACTTAAGCGGTAATAAATTAGAGTTGCTTAGAAAGCAAGTTGAAAGATTAGCTGATAAAGACCCAATAACTAGACAGCCTATATATACGCAAGATGATATGGCTTTAAAATCTTTAATTTCAGGTATTAAATCTAAGATTGATGAAGGTATTGAAGGTATAGCTCCTGATATAGCTCAAGATTTTAAAATGAAGCGTGAAGAATATGCCAAATTAACTAATAATGAGCAAGAATTAGGCAGGTTGATTGGTAAATCACTAGAAAGTGAAGGTGTTGAGACAACTAAGAAGGGTACTTCTGCAATGAAGCGTGTAGTCCAATCTCTACAAGACCAAGGCTCTAGGGGGCTTTGGAGAGATGTTAAAAATAGAACTGGATTTGATATAGAAAGGGCAAGTGCAAGAGCTTTACAAGCAATGGATGAAGTTGGAGACCCAAGAAGTAAATCATTACTTATGGAAATGGGTTTAATGAATGAAGCTTTAGCAAGTGGCTTAGACCCTACAAATATGATAAAGAAAAAAGGAGTTGAAGCAGTTGAGGGGATGAAAGAATTTGTGAATCCTAAAGGGTTGGCAGGGTTACAAGTTGAGCAACAAATTAAAAGAACACAACAACCTAGAGGAATGTTAGATTTAATAGAAACAAATCCAAATTTAGATTTCAGTTCAGCTTTTGCTCCTTATGTGGGTGCAGTAGGTCGTTCAGGTCTTAGAGGTTTAACAACTAATGAGCAATAAAATATTCTATTCAAGCCCAAGGGCTAGATTCTTTGATAACAACGGAAATCCTCTCTCTAATGGGAGGGTTTCTTTTTATGAAGCAGGAACAACAACTCTAAAGACTATCTACACGGATATAACACAAACGAATCCTGCACCAAATCCAGCTTTACTTGATGCTGATGGGTATGTTCGTGATCAAGGCATTTGGCTAGGCGGTGGGCGCTACAAATTCAAGCTAGATAGAGCGATTTTAGACAATCCTGATGTAAACGAGAATACAGACTTTGCAGAGCTTTGGACTATGGACAATATAGAGGGCGCAAGCGTTCTAAATAGTGGTGAGCTTAGTACAATCGTAGTCGCTACCATTGCAGACCTTAGAGGGCTTACAGTAGGGGAGTATAGCCTTGTTTATGTGGCAGGTTATTGGGTTGAGAACGATGGTGGGGGCGGTTGGTTCAATTACTCTCCAAATGAGAATGAGGATGATAATGGGGGAACTGTTATCTCTCCAAATGGCTCACCTGCAACAGGTCGCTATCTTAGGAATTTAGAAAATTGGGAGGTTTCAGTACAATACTTCGGTGCTACATCTACTGCTCCTGTTGTTGTTGGTACTTACTGTCAAATAGCTCTTACTTGGTGCTTGGCAAACGCTAGAAGCTTAGTTTTTCCTGCTGACAATTACACCTTTGGAAGCTCTCAAACTTACCTTGGTGACTTGACTATCACTATAAAAGAGAATGCTGTATTTAATGTAGAAAGCACTTCTGTGACTATTTCCTTTACTCCTACAATTTTGAATGTAGAAGGTAAGACGAATCACAGAGGCGATGATGTTACGCTTGTGCTTAATCCTACAACTCCAACAACTTTTAGACCTGAGCATTGGGGTGCAACTGGTTCTTCTGCGGATGATTTTGAGGCATTCGTGCAATTAGATGGTAACTATGGGAACTCTAGGCTTGTATTAAGTGGTAGTTATGACATAGTAAGACCACAAGGGAGCTTGATAAGCGAGTTTTCTACGCAAAATATGCACATAGTTAAGGGGGCTGTAGTTTTAACTGATACCCTTTGGAATATTGGAAGTTATACATTTGATGATGGAGTTGACTCTTGCTTTGTTTTTGAAGCGGATAAAATCCAAAGTTTAGCTGACCCTGTGCTTTATTTAAACCACTTCTCTATCATAAGCTCATTAAGTGATGCAAATTTTGCTTTTTTTGCTGATGCTGTTACGAACTTAGGCACTAGGCACGGAAGCTTTAAACTATTAACAGGTGGTAACTACAGAGTAAATGGAATCACAGCAATACCTAGCTACTCTATGGACTTGTTTATTGCAGTTGGAAATAAGATTGAGGCAGTCACAGATTCAGAACTCCCAAGGCTTACGAATGGTGTAAATGATTTTGACATACTAAATGTAAGTGGTGCAAATATTCAATTTTCAAATAATGCTCATTCAATACTTTGGTGGGGTGCAAGTACTACGTCCACAGGAACAAGCCAACTTGATGGAGTTAAAAAGGCGCTAGAATGTGCAAGTCTTGGCTCTAATCGTGGTGTGGTTTATGGAAATAACGAGGTTTTGAGCCTTTCATCTTCACTTTCTGCACCTGCTCTAAATGTAGAGCTTAGGGATTTAGAAATAAGTATTACAAGTGGGCTTACTTTCAATAGTGCTTCAAGCGATATTATTGTTACAAATTGCAGGCTTACAGGCATTAGCTTCACAAATTGCACAAGTGTAGTTTTGGAAAACTCTAAGCTATTCGGCGCAACTGACCACACAATAACAAGTGATATTATTGAGATTTCACGCTGTAACATTGTGATGGATGCGAGCGAAACGCTTACACTCACAGCTACAGACGAGCTTTACTATGAGGGGAATAGGTCTAATAGTGGGCGCTTTAACTTCACAACAGGCTCAAGCACCAATGTTATTTCAAATAATAGATTTAATGGGCTTGCTTTAGCATCAGGATCTGTTTCAGAAAGTTTTATAAAAATTAATGGTGGTAGCTATACTGAAATACTCAGCAATAATATAAAAGGTGTAGAATCTTTAACAGCGACTGCAACTGGTACTTTCATAGAATTTGTGGGGAGTGCAGAGTCGGTTAAAGGTTTGAATTGTGAAAACAATTACAATTACAGCGAGGTTATTGGTTCTGTTCAAAAATGGCAAGCTTATAAAGTCGGAGGTTATGCTAATGATGGACATGAGGCGAGAGTTATTGGGGAATTAATAAAGAATGATGGTGTTGGATTTCAGACTAATTTAGGTACTCAAATAAGTGGTACTTTTGATAGTGCAAGCGGTGGTAACGCCACTTTTAACGTGTACACTGACATGATATTTCCATATAATGTAGGTGCGTTCGTACTTGGTGCGCCTCCTTTATTTTATGTTTCAGGCTCTGCTAGTGGCTTTGATGAGGCTTATGTTGGTCGTGGTCTTCAATTAGAAGTTAAGGAAGTAACTGGAACTGGTGGAAATTGCACCATTCACTACGAGGCACGTTTACCTGCTAGTTCAGGTTTTTCAACTGACCAATATGCTTTAGTTTTTGCATCGGTTGAAAAGCAAAAATTAATTGATATTGGGCGCTATGTAATTTAAAGGATAACAAATGGCAAATTTTCTAATTTCACCAAAAGACATCTACTCTGCAATAGATGACAACGGAAACCCTCTTACAGGAGGGCAGTTGTATACATACATTGCAGGATCAAGCACACCTGCTGATACTTTCACAGATGCAAGCGGTAACACTAAGAACGATAACCCAATCATACTAGACTCAAGGGGTGAGGCTCCTGTGTGGCTAGATGATACTATGGTTTACAAATTCGTGCTTAGATACCCTGCAAGTGAGGGCGGTGGGATAATTCGCACAACTGATAGTATAAGCGCTAACAATGGAGGGGGGAGCGTTGGTATTTCATTTGTTACCCATTCTGATAGTGATACCATTACATTAGATGGGCTTGGTACAGCAGGAAGCCCATTAACAGCAAACGCTTTGATTTCCTCTATAAGTTCAAATGCTCTAGGTATTACCACAAGTGGAATAAGTGGTGGTATGTTTGTAAATGACTTAACTCCTAGAGTTGTATCACTTGAGGATGCAGTAGCAGTTATTGATACAGAGCTAGACAATAAACTGGATAAAGTGCAAGCAGGGGCGCAAAGCGTAGCTTCTGAGGTGACTTTTAATGAAGGGCTTATTCTTGGCGATTCAACTTGGATTAAACCAACAACTCCACAAGCTCCGATATTCTTAACCAACGGAGTTAATCCGAGTGGACTAAACACGACAGTTGCAATGCATAATGATTCTTTGATACTAACAGCAGGAGATGGAAGTGCTCAAAGTGGTCAATTAAATATGGGTTCTAGTGGGATGGATTTTATTGACCCAAATGGAAAATATATTTTTTACAACTTGAAAGACGAAACACCAATCAAGGCGTTAGGTCGCAACGCTTCAAATGAAGTTGTGGAATTTGATACTGGCTCAAGTAGTCAATATGTAGAGTCAACAGGGATGATTACAGATGGTGAAGGGATTCTTTCAATTGGAACCCCAAACACTACATTTTCAATTACAGATGGTACAGCACAAATTGAAGACCTTGGAGTGATTACACCTATTTCTTGGAGTGGTAAAACAAACATCTCAGTTACTAATATAGCTACTCAAAACATCACTTTTATCTCTATTGATATGAATGGAAATGTTATTCAGCGTGGTACTCGTTGGACTCCTGAGCAGTTTTCTAGTGAGATTGTTTTGGGTGTAGTTGTTCATGTTAATAGGACTTTTGTAGATGCAGTTAACAATGAGCAAGCAGTGGCAACTAATGCAACCCAACAAGTAGGTGATGTTCTTGAAGGAATTGGATTTCTAAACTTATATGGCAACAAGTTTTCTCCTTTTAGTACTAATTTACAACTAAGTAAGACAGACGGAACTGTGATGAATAGGGGAATTAACTTTGTTAATGGAGGTCACGAAAACCCACATAAGTTGAACTTACCTGTTTTAAACCCTATTACAGCTTTGCAGTATCGTATGAAAGATGGTTCAAGTGGCTCTCCAACTGCAACAGATGTAAACCCTAATATTTGGGATGATGGCTCACCTTTTGGCTCTGCCCCAAGTGTACCAACTAACAAATACACAGTACAGCGTATTTTTTCTTTTACATCTAATAATGTTAAAATCCAAGCAGGTCAGGCAGTATACAACTCCCTTGCAGAGGCTAAAGGTTCAATTCAAACTGAGGCATTTATAACTGAGCCAAGTATTGTAGCAAATGGTATCTTGAGGGGGTATTTATGTATCAAACAAGGTACAACTAATTTAAGTGATGTAAATAAGGTGTTCTTTCTTGACCCAGGTAAATATGGGGGAGGTTTTGGAACAGGTGGTCTTTCTGTTTCAACAATGCAGAACACTTATGACAATTCAACCAACCCTGAAATAATAACAGACACGACTAGAGGAGCTTTAACAGTTAGAAGAGGCTCTGCTTTAGATTCTGACGATGTAATAGAAGTTCAGAATGGTGCAGGAACAAAAACAGCAGGCATAAGTGGCTCAGGTATAGGCTTGCTTGATGGCTTGATTCTATCTAATTGGCAAACAGACCCAAATCGCAATATAGTTGGGGTGGGCGCTTTGAATGAGCTAATTGATACAGGGGTGAATGTATCTGATATTTCTAACAAGCTAGATAAGGTGCAAGCAGGTGCTCAAAGTGTTGCGAGTGAAGTCACTTTTCAAGATGATGTGGGGATAATTAAATCTGTTCCTTACAGTACATCTGCTGATTTGTCTTTTAACATGGGTAATAGTTTAAGTACAAGCGTAAACACAGGGGCAGTATTTAGATGGCGCAACTACATTAGTGGCAATCAATTTGGACAATTCCAAAGTATTCAATCTATTACTAGGGATGGAACTTGGAGTACTAACACACAATATACAGGTATAGGCGCTATCTTCCATAAAAACGTAACACTTCCTAATTTACCAACAGGTACGCAAACTGGAATCGTAGGCTATGACGCAACAGGTAAGTTAATGCAAGGATCGTTTGATTATATCAACAGTGTTGCATCACTTGATTCAGATACTATTAACTTTGCAGGTATAGGTACAAGTGGCGCACCTCTCACGGCAGATATTATTCTTAATGCAAACCCAAGCAATCTACTTTCATCAAGCGCTAGTGGTTTACTAGCTCAAGCAAATTGGGGAGATATTGGAGGCTCACTATCTAATCAAACTGACTTAAATACTGCCTTAGACAACAAGCTAGACAAGATTGATGCTACTGCTCAAAGTGTGGCTAGTGAAGTAACTTTTAATAGTGGCATAGACACTGATAAATTATTAAACGTGCCGACAGGAGTACCTGAGTTTTCGCTAGGTCAAGAGGCAGTTACAGGCAACCTAATTAAATATGTAGATGGGGCTGTAACTACTCCAAGCCTCCAACAAGTTACAGATGTGGGGAGTGTTACCACTAATGGTGCTACTTTTGGTGGATTGCTAAAATCAAATCTAGGACATGAAAACAGAGGCGCAAACGCTACTAATTATCGCCAAATGGTAGGTGGGTTGATAGCATTTGATGCTGAGACAGTTGATGCTGATAATGTTAACCAAACACGCACTGGGATGGGTAGGAAATTAGTTTCTTCCTCAGCCCTTAACGCCCCTGTACTCAATGGTAGTAGCTATTCATACGCTCTTAATTTTTGTTGGAATCATACCGAGAGTGATATAAATCCAACGAGTAACCTTAGTAAAACCCAACTTGTGATACCCTATTCTACGAATGTAGATGGCTCTCTTGGGGATATGGCTTATAGGGCTAAATACTCAAATAACGGTTTTGGTGGTTATCGTTACTTGCTAGCGACCGACTCAATCGGTAACTATGTTATGAATCGTGGGCGAGTCCTCCAAGGTGGAGTTACTGACGATGGTACAACAGGTGTTCAAGGTGATAATGCTAGGTTTATTGGTGGTTTAGTTGTCGGTGGAACTGTTTTAGCTTCTGCTTCTACTGAATTAATACGAACATCTAGGAATAGCGTAAACTCAGCTCTATATACTTATCAATATGGAGCAGGTAATATCCATGAGTGGCGCAATGGTGATGGTCTCCCCTCAGCTACCGCACAAATTGCTAATGATGGTAGTTTTACAACAAAGGGGAATATCACAGCTGTAATACCAACAGGCACACAAAATGGACTTGTTGGCTACGATGCAACAGGAAAGCTTATTCAAGGTAGTACATCGGACTTGCTTAACAAAGTAGATGCTACTGCTCAAAGTGTGGTTTCTGAGGTTACATTCCAAAGTGGGGTTTCCGTAACAGGCAACCTTGCCGATGGGTCTGCTATTAATATGCCCAATGGTGGGTGGATTAGACCAAATACAGTGGGTCAATCACTATACCTTACTAATGATGCTAATCCTGGGCAAGGCTCACGACTTCATTTAAATAGTGCTAATATTCTACTACAATCAGCACCTACAGGAGTGGCTACGCCTGCATCTGAACTTGAGCTAGGTGCTGATGGGGTTAGCTATTTAAGAGGGAATACATCACTTAGTCTAGTAGGTGATAATGGAGGTCTTGACCCTTCACTTCTATCACTATTAAGTGGGGTTATATCACTAGGGAACTCGTTCGGAAGCTATGTAATTAATGGTGGAGGACACGCATTTACTAGCGTCCCTACTGACACGCCTTCATTCACATACGGACAAAACGCAAGTGGTAAGTTATGTAAGTTTGTAGGCGGTGGTGGTGGAAGTGGTATTTCAGCATGGAGTACATTTAACCTAGGGAATATTGAAGGTAACAGCGCACTAAGTGGTGTTTACCAAGCTACACTAATTGAAACTCCTGCTGATATTGCAATGACTACAATGGAGGTTTCGGTTGATAACTATGTGAGCGCTTCAACTGTGACTGTGGCAGTGTATGACGAGGCAGGAACTACAAAACTAAAAGAAGCAACTGCAAGCGTTTCTGCTACTGGATTTCTAAATATGACAGCCTTTGCATCCTATACTCTGACAGGTGGCACGAAATATTGGATTGCTATGACAGACTCACACGGAAGCAATAGCTTTGGAAGTAAAACAGGAGGGGCTTCATTCCCCACATCTGTGCAAAAAAGTGGAACAGCTACAGGTTCATTTGGTACTTGGGGTCTTCCTACAAGTATAGCAGGTGGAACAGCAACAACAACAGCAATGTATATCGGAGTTAAAGCGTAATGGCAAGTTTAGAAACTAGAAAGGCTGAATATGTAAGCCATGAGTCAGCAGGAGTTGATTATTGCAACGCTTTTAGGTCGCAGTTATCAATAGATATTGAGGCAGGGAGTAAGACCCTTGCTGAGTGCTTGGAGATTCAGAAAGTGTTGAGATATGTAGGGGAGGAAATTAGATTTGGAGATTGGAAGAGTGCACTGCATTTAATTTCAATGATTAGACCCAATGGGCATTGCCCAAAATCAATAATTAACGATATGACAGCAGATATTAACGCTTATATTACAGCAAACTACTCATGGTAGTTATATTTTGGACTCACAAAAGGAGTGATTTTGAAACAAAGAATTGAAAATCTAAGCTTTGAGGGGGTTATAGTACCCCTTGCAGAGGTTGAGCTTATAAGCTGTTGGGTGTCTGTTGATAACTCAGCAAAGACGCATCATAAGGTGTCAAGTATTAGAATGGTAGAAGGTGAGGAGCTTATAACAGAGCTTAACCAATACAACCATCCATTTGAGTACAAGGGTGGTAATATCTTCCATGAAGGTATGCAGTCGCTTAGTGTTCACTTGGCAGACCCAACAACATAGGAGGAAAGAATGGAATTTTTATTAGACTTAATCGGTGGATATGGCGGTGGGATTTCTGCTGTGGGTTTGGGTGTACTTGGTGCTTATGTTAAGCTTGAAAATAGAAACTTGACAAAGTTGATTATTGAAGGCTCTGAGGATATTAAGCACGAAAGAGCAGTTAAAACCTTTGAGAGTGCTTTTAAGACTGCTACACGTTGCCTAGGGTATGAAATTAGGCGCATACAGCACGATAAAGAGCTACAAGGAAGACCTGAGGATATTTCTTATCGCTTTAATGCTGTTTGGTTAAACGAGTGGAAGGAAATGCTTAGATCATTAAGCGGTGCTACTTACAAGGGGAAGCCTTTAGAGTTATACGCACATTCTGCACTTACTGATTGGAATAAGAATAAAGACACGCTTCTAGATTTCTTGCAAAAGGAAATGGTGGGAGTCAAGACTCCAATTGATAACCTTGAGAAGTCTTTAAGTAGTTTCAAACACTCTCTTGAATATGGCTCTGAAAATTGGTTAAACACTGGCGCTTTGCATCAAGAGGAGCCTAAGCCTGAAAAGGTTATTAAAAAAAAGAATCCAAAAGCAGAGATACCAAAATTTGAAGAGGTTGAAAAAGTAGAGCTAGAAGTCTATGAACCTGAAAAAGCTTAAAGAATTAAAGAGGGCAGTTAATCACTGCCTTCTTTCTTACGTTGATAACTTTGTTGGCGATTCAATCAAACACGACTCAAAAGAAAATGATGATTGGATTTGGGAATTTGACAATGAAAGGAAGTTGTTAAGCTTTAGCATTAGAGGCTCTGATGATATAAAAGATGTACTCAAAGATATTTCCATATATCCTAAGAAAGTAAAGGGGGTAGGGTATGCTTGTGCAGGCTTTATAGATAGTGCTGAGAAGATACTAGACTACGCACTGCCACAATTCCTCAATGCTACACAAAATGGCTTTAGTATAACTCTAAGTGGGCATTCTTATGGTGGCGCAATTGCTCAAATCATGCAACAAATATTGAGGGTTAAGCACGGAATACCAACAACTTGTATTTCATTCGGAAGCCCTAGAGTATGGTTTCCATTTGCAGATACAATGGGCAAGCACTTGAGGGTTCAGATTGAAACAGACCCAATTACATTCTTGCCATTTATAGCTGGGCATTTATTTAGAATTTACAAGCACAAAGCAAGCGAACATATAGAGCTTGAGAAACGTGGATGGTGGATGAAGGTAGAAGATCATTATCTCACAACTTATCAATCAATAATAGAAGGACTTTATGCAAAATATAATCAACAATTTGGTAGTTTTCAGACAGCTCATAGGAGCGAGGACAACGCTAGGGCAGTTTTACCTAAACGGTAAGTTTGCAGGGTATTCTTTAGAAGACACTGTTAGACCTAGGCACATGAAAGTCTATGGAGAAACTGCAATACCTGATGGTATGTACCCAATGAGAAAATACATATCATCTAGATTTGGCGCTTGTCTTGCTATTGACGATGTACCAAACTTCAAGCATATTCGTATTCATGGCTTAAACGACCACACAGGCACTTTAGGCTGTATTGGCATAGGAAAGGATAGGGATATAGAAAAGATGCGTATATCTAATTGTAGGGTGGCGCTTGATGAATTGATAGCAAAGATAGATAATTCAATTCCTAGCTATATCACAGTAGTTAATGCAATCGGTATAAAATAAAAGAAGCCCTAGACTCTCTTGAAATCTAGGGCTTCTCACAAACAGCAAGATAGTTAGGAGCAACCTTGCGTGTTATAAGTATAGCTAATTTTAGTCTTCTATCAATTCAAAAGTTAAAAAAGATATAGAATCTAGGTCTGAATGCTTAATAATGCGGTTTACTTTAGACCCATTGAAAACCTTAACTTTTTGGATTGAGGTCTTCACTTGTGTATCTTTATCTTTGTGGAACTTTGGAACTACTAAGCTATTCATATTCTGCACCTTTGAACGTAACCAACACACCTGCATCTGCTTTATTATTAGCAAGCTGACCTGTTAGAATAACATCACCTGTTATCTGCCAATTATCATCTAAGAGTACCCCAGCACGAACGAGTGTATCATTCACACCTTCAACAGCATTTGATAAATCACGCACACGCTTACAAGGAAACATAAAGTCATAAGTGATTGATTTACATTTAATAATCTTTTTTTCCTCCCAACCTGCACGTATTTCTAACAATGCCCCACGCTCCCAAGCTAAATATTCCTTACTTGAAAGTAAGCGAGGTCTTCCGTTAGCTGTTACAATTCTCCTGCTGTTTTTCTTGCTAGGTATTCTACCACTTAGCCAAATTTGAGGCATTAAGCAGGGATTTCTTGGTTATAAGTTGGGCTGTTAGGGTCAGGGTCAATTCTTGTTAGAACTTCCTCTTGGGCATCTTCAACTTTTTCACCACCTAGTAGCTCTGTTTCTTTGCTCTCAAGCTCGTCTGCAATATCTTGAAGCTCCATATCCATTTCCTCAATCAAGGCTCTATCTTCAAGTGCTTTATTCATTATGCGATTAGCGGAGCCTTTAGCTCTTTCAATATTCGCCTTTAGTCTTTCAAATACTGGTGTTTCTTTGTTTTCTATTTCTTCATTCATCTATAGCTCCTTTGCTGTTTTGTTGAACGTAATATCGTACTGGTGAAGGCAAGCGTCTGCAAAAAATTTAGATTGCTTTGCTCGTCCTTCGTGAGATTTGAATGCCTTGGCTTCTTTATGTAGATGCTCTGTGAATCTAGCAATCCAAAAGTCTTGTCTGTGTTTTTCTTCAGTAGTCATGTTTCAAAAGTTAGTCTAATTCTATTTCAAAATCTTGAAAATCTGCAATAGCTTCTTTTATTTCCTCTTTGGAGCGAGGAACAAGAAAGTTTTTGCCTCTTAGATAGCGTTTTTGAGTACTTCTAAGCTTGCTTTGTGGTGAGTCTGTCTTTAGCTCCATTTCAAGCACTAAATTGTAATCACAGCCATCTATGCGCTTTTTTATTACTAAGTCAGGTCTTCCAAAGAAATAGTTTTTTAAATAGCTCTTTGCTTCCTCTGGACAATAATCACTAGGCGAGCTTAACCACTGATACAACTCTTGAGGCGCATGATCAAAGTCAAGGGCAAACCTTGTGCATTCTTCCTCTGCATAGTTCTGCAACATCTCTTCTGACACACTAGCCTTTTTATACTTCTTAGGCTTAGAGCGTAGGGGAGATGGCGCTTTTTTCTCTTTTATTTTACGAGGGAATGCAAGCCCTTCGTCTTTTGGGTGTATCAATGGTAGAACTTTGGGGGGTTGGGGCGCACCTGTTGCTTTATCAAAATGATAATCTTAACAATAGTGACTGCAAACCAAATTAAGCCGATTATGGCAAAACCCTCTTTGATTAGCTCAAAAAGGGAAGTGTTGCCGATGTGGACAAGTATTGCCTGCTCAGATTTTAAAAGATATTCGTTAAACAAGCGTGAACCTCGTCAAAAAGTCATTATCAAAGTAGGGAGTTTGAGAGCTGGGGCGCACTCTGAACTCTTCAAAGCTTGCAGTGTAGCATTTTTCACATTCTTCTCCTTTTGGTGCAAAATTACGCTCTTGGAGAACCTTCTCTTTGCACTTAGCACCATTGCATCTAGCTCTCTCTTTATTGTGCAGTTTATTCTTCTTGTCCATCTTTGTTGTTGAACTTGATTTCAAGCTACCCCAAGATGAATGGGGTGGTATATGTATGCCTACGTTCTTAATCATTTTATTCTCCTAACTCTTTTTCAATATCCCTAAGCTCTTGCTCTCTACTCAAGCTCCACTTCATATCTGATAAATCATGATCGTAGCTCTTACCACCTGAACGCTCACCAATTTTAAACCCTTTTTTCAATACGTGCTCAATTGCAGAGGGTAGCTTTAAATCCCTAACTAAAGCATACCAATCAATCTTTATTTTATGTGCGTTGCCTTTTTTATCCCTACCGATAACCCATATATCATACTTTGAATCTTCTTTACTCATTATTATTCTCTTAGTTTTTTAAAAGCATTTGTATAAGCTTTATTTGCTTCAATCTCGGTTTTAAAAAAACCTAGATGTTTTGTTTTTCCGTTAATTCTTATTCTTGATTGCCAAGGTTTTGGTGTTTCAGCAAAAGCTTTGTTGAAGCTTGCTCCTACTAAGCGACCTTCTCTGTGGTGTTTTCTATTTTGGTTATTCTCTCTATGGGTAACAACTCTTAGATTCTCTAAACGATTATCACTTCTTTCACCATTTATATGGTCAATCAATCCACTTCCGAGTTGAAAAGATGATTGTATTAGTTTATGAATCTTAAAATTTTTCCTTACCTTATTTTTAATAAGACCTATGAATATGTATCCCTTACCATCATTTGATGGTTTTAGTATTCGCTCTGAAACACCTCTACATATTTTAAAACTTTTAACTCTTCCTAAGTTACTTATTTGATAATGACCTTCATAACCAATAACGTCTTTCCAAATCTCTTTACTCATATTTCCCTCAACTGTTGTGATTTTCCCAAAAGTTCAATCCCACAATCCCACCTGAGCAGGATTAGCATATTCAATTTTTCCCTCAATAGCAAGCATCTGCAACTTAGGGCTATCTGTTACTTCTACTATTGCACCTTTGTAAAACTCCCCCATAGAGGAGTTTATTTTGTCTGCTAGGATTATAATTTTTACTTGGTTCATTTAATCCTCAAGCTAGGGTTTCGTTTTAAAGTTACACCATCTATAAGCTCACCAGCTTTAAGAGCGTCTTTGAGAGCTTTCTTATCTGCGGTGTGTGTGTATTTCTCAACTACATATTTAGGGTCTAGCTTTTCAAGGTCTTCCACTTCTACAGATTCAGAACCCTTTGAATAGCTTACTTTGATTTGTGAGTCTTCAAACTTGTCACCATCTACCATGTTGAACAAAGCCCACTCTTTTAAGCGTAGTACTTCATTCTCAACATTTTTCCTACGCTCTGCCATTGACTTCTCTTGATCCTTGATTGACTTGGCAAAGGCTTCTTTTTCTTTTACCATCTTAGCAATGGCTAGGAACTTGTTAGTCTTGGTTTCTTCAAGGTTCCCAAGTTGTGAGTCGTCAAATAGTAGCTCACCTGTTTCAAGGTCTGCTGAAAAGCCATTGTTTACGATAGCTCTCAAGTGTTGGTTAATTTCAAATAAATTCATTAGTCTAGTTCCTTTCTGATTTTTGCCTCTGTGTCATTACTGACCTTGTATTTAGTTCTTGCTTGTGCCATTACCTCATCTGCTGTTAGGTTATTGTCGTGTGCGTGCTTCACAATCTTAGCTACATCATTAAGCCAAGGCTTCACAGCTTCTTTTTCATCTGTATTTTTAAACTTATCTGTATCTCTACCGTCTTTGTCTTCATCTGTTACAATTCCAAGAATAGCAGAGAGCGCATACCTACGCATATAAGTGATGTTTGACCCTATGCTCTGTATTGCTGACATTTTTCCTTGACCCATTGCTAGAGGCACGCTAAAGCTTGAGCTAATCCCTCCACCTTTTACAGCAAATAGGGAGGTGACAACTATAAGCTCTTGCTCGCCTTTAACCTCTTGGAACATGATAAGCCCTGCCTCATTAAGGAATGGTTTAACACGCTCTACAATTTGAGGGAGTGAAGCGTATTTGTAGTTATGCCCAGTTGAATCTTTTTCAATAGTGGGACAAAGTTCTTGGAACTTTGCAAAAGCTGTTAAAAACTCAGGTGTTATATTCGTTTCCATTAGTCTTCCTCAATCACAAAGCCGATTTGCTTTGGGTCTTTTTCAATTAGTTCATACTCTCCACCATCATGAGAGATTAGGAAAGAGCCACCATCAATAGTGATGGCGATTCTTAATCTTTTCATATACTCTATAATATGCTCCGTTTTGGCTTTATTTACCATTGCTGCCTTTTGCAGCTTTTCGGTGTCAATCACTATGATACCTGCCTAGTCGCCATGTTTATTGAAACAATATCGCCATTAGGAAGTCTAAAATCTTCTGTGTTAGTTGTAGCGTTATAGAATGGTACAGCTTCAGCTTCTTCAACTAGCAAGTTCCAAGTTTGCATAGTTGTGTAATTATTCTTCCTGCTTATTTCAAGCACTTTAGCCTTGTTCATTACACAACCTCCAAAGCAAAACCTATTACATCATCGCTAAGGGTTGATAACCCTAAAAACTCTTTAAGTTGTTTTTTGTCTAGGCAATGAGCGTAGCTAATACAATGAAGTGCCAACTCTTTTTTATCTGCACCTTCTAAGTTCTCTCTATTTACAACAAATTCAAAACCTGCATCTATTGCTTTAGGTAAGTACATCATCAGATCGCCTCGCTTATATGTGAGCCATCTGCAAAAGTCCATGTTCGCTTACCAAATGCTTTCACATCAAAAGCGTTGTCTTTAAGTAGCTGTGTGCGGTTCTGTGGGAATTTAGCTATTAGAGATTTAATCTCTTCTGCTATTG